GGCCGGCCGCGGCTCGCGGAGGATGACGAGTCCGTCAGTATCGCGTTTCGGGTGACGTCGAAACAATTCGATCGGACGGAGCAAGAGGCCAAGCGGGCGGATCTGCCGTTGGCCGAATGGCTCCGGCGCGTCGTGGATCGGGCGGTGCGGGAAAAATCAAAGGTATGAGGGGGCTCCGATGATTTCGACGTTGATCTCGGTCGTGATCGTGTTGCTGATTCTCGGATTTGTCGTCTATTTGCTCGAGACGTACGTACCCATGCCTCAACCGTTCCGAATCACAATCCGGGTAGTGATTGTGATCGGGCTCTTGCTCTGGCTGGCGCGGCTGGCGGCGTTGTGGGGCGTGGCGTAGCGTTCCACGTTCCACGTGGAACCGTTTCCAGAATTGCACAAGGCTGCACGGTTTAGCGTGGGGGCCGGCGCGGTGGAGTGTCTCCTGGCGGGGTGCGAGCTCGTAGCCAGCGGGCCGCGGCGGCTTTTTTGGCGTGGGCGCTCCGCTCCGCGGCGGGCGTTTTCTCCCATCGTGTTTTAGCCATAGATACCGCCGCGGCGTTTTTCGCTGGTCTGGTCATGCTCCGGATTCTACCTTCAGGAAAATTAAGAGGATCTCGCGTTCCTGCTCAATCTGATCTAGGCGGAGGCGGGCGCCGGCGATCGCTAACGTGGTCACGGCGGCGCGGGCAAGGCGTTTGCCGGTGAGCGGTAAGAGCTCGCCGGCGGCGGCGTGTCCATTAGCGGCGGCGGCGCGGCGAGCATAACTCGCCTTCATGCCGTGGCTAATCTTCTGCCTCGCGGCGGCGTCGTGTTTATGGGCTGGGACGCCGGCGGCTTTCTGGCGTTTGGCGTTTCGTGTCCTGGCCTTGGCGGCGAGTCTCCGGATCTCGGAGAGTTTGGCGCGGTTCTCCGGCTTTTGGGTCCAATGCGTTGTCTCTGGCATTTGTTCTCCTGGGTGAGCGGGTTAGGCGGATCGCGGGTACTTCAATTTCGCCGGCGCGGTGATGTCGAGGTCGGCGGCGCGGGTACCTAGGTACTTGGGCGGCTCGAGTCGGAAGTGCGAGTAGATCACTTGTTCCAGTACCCAACTGACAGATTCGCCACGGCTCCAAGCGATCATTTTCAGCGCGTGTTTGACGTGTTCGGGGATCGCGTGGGCGTTCCTGGCGCGTCTGAGTCCGCTCGCGAGTTTGGGCGCGATGTGCTGCGTGGTCGGCCGTTTCGGCATAGGCGCAGCATACGAGCGCATGCATGGGCTAGTCCATAACTTTTGATTTCTGTCAAAAGAAATAGGCGACCTATGGCGGCGGGTGTTCTGCTCGTCCCGCTGTGGATCGGGCCTATTCCCTCCTTGAGATCAAGTCAGTAGACAGCGCGGCGCGGCGGTTCTCTGGCGTGGCAAGTACGCCGGAGCTCGATCGGCAAGGTGACAGCGTCGATCCTCGAGGGGTCACGTTTAGGAATCCAGTTCCCCTCCTGTTTCACCACGATACAAGGCAACCGATCGGACGGGTGACGCTCACGGCCACGGCCACGGGGATCCTGTTCGATGCGGTCTTGCCGGCGCTCGAGGATCCGTCTCCGCTCAAGTCGCGGGTTGATGATGCCTGGGCCTGTATCAAGGCGGGCGTGATCTCTGGTGTCTCGATCGGGTTCCGGATCCTAGATTCGGCGGTCGAGTACGCCGGCGCCGTGCGAAAGATCCTCAAGTCTGAGATCTGCGAAGTCTCCATCGTCACGATTCCCGCAAACGCAAACGCAACGATTTTGAGCGTGAAGGCGCTCGCCTGCCAAAAGGGGCCGATCATGAAGCAAACAATCACGGAGCATATCGGGGCGCTCGAGGCCAAGCGGGCGGCGCTCGCGGGGCGTATGACAGAGATCATGGAATCCGCGGCCGGCGACGCGGTGACGCTCGGGGATTCTGAGCGGGCGACGGAGCACGATGGCTTGAGAGATCAAGTTAAGAGCATCGACGCGGATCTCGTGCGCTGGCGGGAGCATGAGCAACTGAACATCTCGAGGGCGGCGCCGGTGCCGGTGCCGGCGGGCGCTCCGCGTACTGTGCCGTTCGTCTCGGTGCGTCCAAACGTGGCGCCTGGGATCAAGCTGGCGCGGTTGGTAATCGCGAAAGTGGCGTCTAGGTACGAAGGCTGCGATGCGGCGACGTACGCGGAAAAACGTTGGAGCGATTCCACGCCGGAAGTGGCGCTAGCACTCAAGGCGGCGGTCGCGGCCGGCAACACCACGGATGCGGCATGGGCTAAACCGCTGATCAATCCGGGGATTGTCGAGGATTTCTTACCGCTCCTGCGGGCGGCGACGATCCTGGGCCGGATTTCGGGGCTTAAAAAGGTGCCGTTCAACGTCAACGTACCGTCGCAAACGGCCGGCGCGGCGATTAATTGGGTTGGCGAATTGAAACCTAAGCCAGTCTCGGCGCTCGCCTTCGCGATGGAAAATCTTGGCTTCGCCAAGGTCGCGGCGATCGTGGTGCTCTCGCAAGAGCTCGTGCGGTTCTCTAATCCTTCCGCGGAGGAGCTCGTACGCGATTCGCTAGTCAAGGATATTTCCGCGTTTCTCGATAGCCAATTTGTGAATCCGGCCGTGGCGGCGGTAGCGGGCGTTAATCCGGCATCAATCACCAATGGTGCTCCTACGGCCACGGCGACGACAAATCCGCTGGCCGATATCATGTCGTTGATCAATCACTTCGTTACTAACAACATCCCGATCGATGGGTTGGCGTTCCTTCTCTCGCCGTCTAACGCCTTGGCGCTGTCGTTCCGCACCAATTTGGACGGATCGCCGGAGTTCCCTGGAATCGGGGTGAACGGCGGAAGCTACAAGGGGCTCCAGTTCATTACCTCAAACTCCATGACGACAAACGTCGTCGCGCTACAGCCTGGATACATTCTCTACGCGGACGATGGCGGCGTCACGATCGACGCTTCGACGGAAGCATCGTTGCAAATGGACTCGGCCCCGGCGTCTCCGCCGGATGCGACGACGGTCTACGCGTCGATGTTCCAGTCCAATGCGGTCGCGATTCGTGCTGAACGGTTCGTGACGTGGAAGCGCGTTGGTACAAACTCCGTGAAATACCTTACGGCGGTCGCATGGCCCTCTCCGACTGGCGGAACGTCGATGCTCGAGGGCTCTGGCGCACGATCGAAGGGCTAGCGGGTGGGCCTGCTCGAGTCGATCCGGTCGTCTCTCCGTGCGGTCTTTAGTCCGGCGCCGCGGGCGCCGGCTCAAGGCACGGGCGGGTACTGGCCGGTGGTCCGCGAACCGTATACGGGCGCGTGGCAAGAGAACGCCGAGATCAAGCTCGAGACGGCGTTAGCTAATCCCACGGTGTTTCGCTGTGTCTCCTTGATCTCGAGTGACGTCGGCAAGCTCCCGCTACGCCTGGTATCGGTCGATCGGTACGGGGTGTGGACGGAAACGAGCTCGCCGGCGTTTTCTCCCGTCCTACGTAAGCCAAACGATTACCAGACGATCGGGCAATTTCTGGAAGTCTGGATGCTCTCGAAACTGCTATGGGGCAATACGTACATTTTGAAAGATCGCGACGCTCGCGGCGTGGTCACGGCCATGCATGTACTCGATCCGTGTCGGGTTAAGCCACTCGTGGCGCCTGATGGCTCGGTCTATTACGAAGTGCAATCAAACGAGCTCGCCGGCCTGCCGGCGTCGGCCGCGGTGACGGTGGCGCCGGCGCGGGAGCTCATCCACGATCGATGGAATTGTGCGTGGCATCCCTTGGTCGGGCTGTCTCCGCTCTACGCTTGCGGCGGCGCGGCGCGGCAAGGGCTCGAAATGCAAGCGGCAAGTACTAAGTTTTTCGGCGGCGGCGGTCGTCCAAGCGGGCTCCTGATTTATCCCGGCGAGATCGATCAAGCGTCGGCGGATCGGGTTAAAGCAACCTGGGAGGGGATGGGCGGGCAAACCGCGGTGGTTGGCGCGGGGCCAAAGTATGAGCCGGTTGGCGCGTCGGCGGAGGAGTCGCAGTGGATTGAGCAAGTCGGATGGACGGCGAAAACGATCGCCGGCTGTTTTGGCGTGCCGATCAGCATGGTCGATTCGAGCCAACAGCCTCCATACGCAAACTCGGAAGCGTCGACACTCCAGTATCACAGTCAATGTCTCCAGACGCATCTGACGGCGATCGAGGTCGCGCTAGATAAGGGGCTTGAGCTCCCGTATCCATTCGGTACCGAGTTCGACACTGACGACCTGATTTGGCTCGATACAGCCTCGAGGACGAAGGCGGCGCACGATGCGATCGGCGCCGGCGCCATGACGCCAAACGAAGCGCGGTGGAAATACTTTGGCCTGGGTCCGGTCGCCGGCGGCGATACGCCGTACCTGCAACAACAATACGTGAGCCTCGAGGCTCTCTCGAGGCGGGATGTGAGCGTCACGGCTCCGGCGCCGGCGCCTGCTTTGGCCGCGGAGTCTCCGGAGGTCGTCGGGTCGTGACGCTCACATTCTCGCGGGTCACGCTGGCGGGTCCGCTCCTGACGCTCGAGGAAGCGAAGGCGCAATTACGGATCGTGGATTTTTCCGAGGATGCCGTGATTACGCAAAAGCTCAAGGCGGCGCAAGAGGGGATCTTAGCGTTCCTGGGCGCCGGCGGCGATCCGACATGGACGCCGGCCACGGCGCCGGAGGAAGTCAAGAACGCGATCCTTGGCCTGATGACGCATTACTTTGAGCATCGGGGCGACGATTTCGGCGCAACTAGTCTCGCGGAAGCGGTGATCTGGCGGGAGCTCGCCTATATGCTCCGGTTCTACCGGGATCCGGCGATCGCGTGATGGGGATCGGCTCCTACTGGCATCTTGTGAGCCTCGAGCATCCCTCCGTGATGCTCGATCCGCCGGTTTGGTACTGCTCGCTACAGTCGGCCGCGGCGCAAGTGGCGGATGGGCTCGCGGCGTTCTTTGTCCGCGGCCGGTTCCATCCTGGCATCAATCTCGAGACACAGATCGTCTTTGAGGGGCGCCGGTTTCAAGTGCAATCGGTGGTGGATCTCGAGGAACGGCACAAGGAATTACAGATCATGGCGGTTGAGGTCGTGGGCCGCGGGACCACGCCGGGAGGCGTGCCGGTCAACGTTCCGCCGTCAATCCTCGAGGGGCCGGCAAGCGTCACGATCGAGGCCGGCGAGTCCGTGACCTTGACGGTCGAGGCGTCTGGCGCTCTGCCGTTGTTCTACCAATGGCTCGAGGACGGCGGCGAGCTCGCCGGCATGGACGACCAATTTTACGTGACGGGTCCGCTCGAGGCGACGGCTACGTACGCGGTACGGGTCTCGAACGCCTACGGGTCGGTGCTGTCGGCGCCG